TACCAGAGCGTGACCGTGATGTTTGCCCAGCCTGACAATACATCTTACGGGGCGGGCTATCGAGAGCTAGGAATTATGCAGGTAGATTTGAACTATCCGCAGCAATCTGGCCCATCTGCCGCGTATACAAGGGCAGAGTTGCTGAGAACAACTTTCAGGCGTGGCGCTACTTTCACAAGCGGTGCTGTCTCCGTTGTAGTAGATAGAACGCCGGATATTATGGCGGGTAGGAATGAAGGGGGGCGCTACGTCCTACCAGTTCGGGTTCGCTTCTTTGCACAACTTTTTTGAGGATTGACTTATGACAATAGCAAGTGGAATTTTAAAGACAACCGCATTTAAGAAGCAGACCGCGCTTGGTTCTGCATCTACTGGTTCTGGCGGCAGCGAGCTACGCCGGGTAACTAGCATTTTCACAGCCCCCGTTGATACTTATGAATCGAACGAGATTTCGACTCATCACCAATCAACAGGGACTTCCATCGGGCTGCACCGGGTAACTGGCGCGGTGAGCGGTGAGCTATCTGCCTCGACATACTCAAGCCTAATCGGCTCGATTCTCGAAAAGGACTTTGCCACAGGCGTAGATTCTGGCGCTCTGACCATCACTTACGCAGGAAGCGCGGGCGCATGGACTGCAACTCGCGGCACAGGCTCTTTTCTGACTGACGAGATCAAAGACGGCGATGTGATTCGTGCTTCCGGCGGTTCTGTAACTGCAAATAATGACCGAAACTTCCTTGTTGTTTCTGTCACGGCTTTGGTGATTACGTTTATCGCAATTGATGGCGCAACTGTAACGGCTGGCTCATCAACTACCACCACTTTGACAGTGACGGGCAAAAAGACAAACGCGCCAGCAACAGGCCATACGAAAGACTACTACACTGTCGAGGAGTGGTATTCGGACGTTGCAAAGTCTGAGACGTTCATCGATACCCGAGTTGGTCAAATTGACGTAAGCCTTCCCGCTACTGGCAACGCTACAGTCTCGATCAACATGGTCGGCCTGTCCCGCGTTCTTGGTGGTTCGCAGGTTCTCACCTCGCCAACCGCAACGACTACCGGAATCATGAATGCCACCAACGGCGTTATCTTGGTCAACGGCTCTAAGCAAACTGTCGCCACTGGTATCAACTTCAGCATTTCCAACAGTGCTGAGAATGCTGGCGCGGTAATTGGTTCAAACTACGGGCAAGACGTAACCACTGGCCGCATTATGGTCTCTGGCACGTTCACAGCGCAATTCGATTCCTCTACATTGCAAAGCCTGTTCGACAACGAGACAGATACCTCCATCAGTGTGGTTCTGACAGCCGACAACACGGGCACAAGCGATTTCGTGGCCTTCACTATCCCATTGGTCAAGCTGACAGGTGATGCTCCTGATGATGGCGAGAAAGCCATTATACGAAGCTACCCATTCACCGCTGAATATAACGCAGGCGGCGGCACTGGAATCAGCTCTGAGAAGACGATCATAAGCTGTCAAGACTCCGCAGCTTAAACTAGGCACCCTGCCCTGCCGACCTCACTTTGCCGTGGGGAAGGCGGGGTAAGAGCAAAACACTACGGCAAACTGAGGTATTACAATGATTTCATTAGATGGTCTAAACGCTGTAACCGCTGGAAACACCCCCTATGAATTTGAGTACAAGTTTAATAATGGCAAAGGCTCGGGAGTGTTTTTACAAATACTTGGCTCCGAGTCTGAGAAAGTGGCTGTGGAAACTGCTGCGATTATTGCGTCAGAAAGGGCGCGAGAGCAAACAACCAAAGAAGCCGGGAAAGAATACGAATTCGACGCTGTAAAGGTTGGCAAGGAGTTGGCCGCTGTGCGAATAGCTGGCTGGCGCGGAATCAAGGAAGACTACTCGCCAGACAACGCCAAGAAGCTGTGCGCTAGTAATCAAATGATTGCTGACCAAGTAATGAAGAACAGCAACTCGCTGGAAAATTTTATCAAGCTCTGACCCTCGACCTTGTACGTTGGGCAAAGTCAGAGCGCGAACTCAGCGAACCACAGGGAGACGGAGCTTCACTTCGACAGCATCTAATCAGCCTAGAAGCTAAGACCCGTCAACCGCACGAAATGTTATCCGGTCGCCCGCCACTTAGAAAGGACGCATCGTATCTTTGGGGATGGTGGCTAGAAATGCGCGCAGAGCAAGGCCCGTCCGGTTTCGTCAACTCCAAAGCAATGCAGGACTGGCAGTGGCTAACAGGAAACAGGCTCAATATGCGAGAGCGTAAGATTATCCAAACCCTCGAATCCACTTGGAGAAATGCCGGATGAGTACAGAAGCCTCCTTAAAAATCCGCGTAGACTCCAACGAGGTCAAAAGCGCAGACCGTTCGCTTGATAGCCTATCCAAGTCAGGTGATAAGGCGGACGGTTCCACACAGAAACTCGAAAAATCCACAAAGAGTTTATCTGGCGCGGCGAGACTTGCTGCCACTGCCTTTAGTGCTTTGGCGGCGTCCTTCGGTGTGCGCGAGATAATCCAAGCAAGTGACGCATGGCAAATCGCTGCCAACCAATTGCGGCTTGTCACTACTGGCGCTGCCGATCTCGCAAAGACTCAAACCGCATTGATGAAGGTGTCAAACGATACCCGCTCTAGCTTTGAATCCACCGCAAACCTTTATACTCGATTGACTCGGGCGACCTCAGAAATGGGGCTTTCGCAGACAGAGCTATTGGGCATTACCGACACTATCAACAAATCATTCGCAGTCTCAGGCGCTACGGCTACCGAGGCGGCGGCAGCTATTACGCAGTTGTCTCAAGGCTTGGCCGCTGGCGCATTGCGTGGCGATGAATTCAACTCTGTGTCTGAACAAGCACCGGGCATCATGCGGGCGATTGCCGAAAGTCTAAATATGACCATTGGCGAGCTTCGAGACTTCGCGGCACAGGGCGGCATTACTTCAGATATTGTTGTGACAGCATTGCAAGGCGCTGCCGAGACGATAGATAACGATTTCAGCAAGTCGGTTAGAACCTTCGGGCAGTCAATGACGATTGCCAAGAATAACATGCTTGAGTTTGTGGGCGGCAGTGATGCGGTTACTGACACAATGTCAACGGCTGGCGCTGCTGCAATTAGGCTTTCAGAATCCTTGACCCCCGTTTCCAATACAGTCTCCGACATAGCGACTGTTTTATGGGAATCATTAAATCCCGCTATTGCAGACACAGAGTTTTTTATACGCGCACTAGGGGATGGATTCTCTGACATAGGCGACTCGCTTGCTACAGCAAAAACCGGCTTTGCGTCTCTTGATGAGGTGCTTAATACCTTCTTTGGAAATGCCAATAGCGGCGCTGTGTCGATGATTGAAGTTTTCCAGCTAGCGTTCGGCACAGTCATTCCAAACACTGTCGCCGTTGTGCAAACTGGAACAATAGCCATCGCTGACGCATACCAGCGACTTAAAGTAATCATTACCAAATCAGGGCAAGAGGAAATAGACGCCCTGAAGCTGCTAGACAACGCTAGGGCAACAAGCGTTGCCGAGGTGATGAACAACAAGGACTCGCAACTAAACGCGCTATACGAGCTTATATCTACTCAGGCAGAGGCGCGCAAGTCAGTAAACGAGTTAATCGACTCACAGGATGACCTGAACGATTCTGTATATGAATTTGTTGGGCCTATTCGCAAAGCGATTAAACTGACATCTGAGCAGAAAAAAGAGATAGAGAAAGCAAACGAAAAGACTCAGGATTACGTTCAGACTTTACGCGAGAAGCTAACCGCTACAGAGATGGACACGCGGGCTGCTGAGATATACAACGCAGTTCTGAAGGCAGGCACGAACGCAACCTCTGAGCAGATTGTCGAAGCGGCAACTCTTGCGGCTACCATTTACGATGTAGAGGCGGCTCATGACTCTGCGGCAGAGGCAGCAAAGGAGCTAAAGAAAACGCAAGACGATGCTGCCAAGGAAACACAAAAGAGCTGGGAAGCAACCCACGATTACCTGTCCGGCGCATTTGTTGACATCATGAACAACGGCGGCAATGCCTTCGATAACATCGCCAAGGCTTTCGAGCGCACTGTGCAACGAATGGTTGCTGAGTGGGCTGCTAGTGGCTTGATGAAGCTGTTTACAGGCGGCGGCATGAGCGGGTTTTCTCTGCCTTCTCTTGGCGGCGCTGCTGCTTCTAGCGCGATAGGAGGTGCGGCTGGCGGGCTTGGAGCTGTCGGTGGCGCGTTATCAAGCGCGGGTTCGTCTGCTATGGGCGCTTTATCGGCTGTTCCCGGCTGGGGATGGGCGCTAGGCGGCGCTGCCGTTGCTGCAAAACTGCTCGATAGCGGCGGCACTATGTCAAGCAATGCCGGAATACTCACGCAGAATGTTAGCGGTGCGTCTGGAAATACTTTCTCGCTTGGGGCGTTTGAGTCAGGCGCGCAGTTCACTGGATTTGCTAGGCGCGAAGATCAAGGGGAAGCCCTCAAGATTGCTGAAACTTTCGGCGCTTATGATAGCGTTTTGACGCAGATTGCGCGCTCTGCTGGAATCAATCCAAACATCAAGGCTTCTGACTTTGTTGGAACCAGCGAGACGGGAACAGGGCGCGGCGCTTTCTTCGGTAGTGCTGGCGAGGAAGGTGGCGGGAAGGGAACGCCAGTAAGCCAGCAATTAGACTCCTACGTTAAACAGTGGGTTGAGATTGTTGGCCGCTCAAATGGCATCGACCCTGCAACTATTAGTTCCATTACCAGCAAGGGCAACGCTGACGCAATGATTGCCTTCGCCTCTGCTCAGTTCGGAAAGCCCCAAGGCTCATACGCTAACGGTATCGACTACGTTCCGTTCACTGGTCAAGCCAAGCTGCACCGTGGCGAGAAAGTGACAAGCGTGGCAGAGCGTGGCCGCGACTCGGTTAGCAATGACCGCATGGCCGCAGAGATGGGCCAGCTACGACAAGAAGTGCAGGAGCAAAAAGTGTATAAT